GCGACCACCACCGGCGCGGGCACACCGACCGAGATCGCGCTGCAGCGGTTTGGCCACTTCAACGGCTCAGTCACGCGCGACGGGGTAGCGTTGGGGAATGTGGTCTCAACCCAGATCACCTATGGCAACAATCTGGACCGTATCGAGACGATCCGCGCCGACGGCAAGATCGACGGGGCCGATCCCTCCATGGCGATGCTCAGGGTGGATTTTACTGTTTTTGTCAAGAATCCACCCAGAGGAAGCCAGGGAAGCCACTTCGACCACAAGCCAACCTTCGGAAGCCACCCCGTGGTGAAGGCATTGAATCCACGTCCGTTTTCGGATTGACAGACCTGCCCCCCTTGACTCATACCTTGACCATCGACGTAGAGCGCCCGCAGGTATCCCCTCGCGGGCATTTTCGTTTCCCCCACATCGCGGACCCCGATCCTGTCGCTGGCCATGCTGCCCGCGCGCATCGGCATGTCCGCCTGCCCGAGAGAGCCACCCATGGACCTGGTCTTTGCGCCGAGCCAGATCGAGACCTGGCCGATTGACCGGCTGCGCCCCTACGTCCGCAACGCCAAGATCCACGGCACCGACCAGGTGGCCAAGATCGCTGCCAGCATGGCGAAGTTCGGCTGGACCGTGCCCTGCATGGTGGCCGACGACGGCGAGCTGATCGCAGGGCATGGCCGGGTGCTGGCGGCTATGATGCTGGGCCTGAAAGACGTGCCCGTGATCCGGCTCAGCCATCTCGACGAGGCCGAACGCCGCGCCTACCGCATCGCCGACAATAAGTTAACCGAGCTGGGCGAATGGGACGAGGCCATACTACGCGACGAGATCGCGGGGCTGTTGGCAGAGGATTTCGACCTGTCGCTGCTCGGGATCACCGACGAGGATCTGGATGCTCTGCTGCGTGATCCGGATCAGCTGGAAGGCGGTGCTGTCGACGGCGAAGACGACATTCCAGAACCGCCAGTCTCGCCGGTGTCGATGGCTGGAGACCTTTGGCAGCTTGGATCGCACCGGCTGATCTGCGGCGACAGCACATCAGCTGATGTGGTCGGGCAGCTGCTCGGCGATGTGCGCCCGCTGTTGATGGTGACGGACCCGCCCTATGGCGTGGAGTATGACCCAAGCTGGCGCAACCAGGCGGGTGCTGCCAAGACCAAGCGCACCGGCAAGGTGCTGAACGATGATCGCGCCGACTGGCGCGAAGCGTGGGCGCTGTTCCCCGGCGATGTCGCCTACGTTTGGCACGGCGCGCTGCATGCGGCGACGGTGGCTGACAAGCTTGATGGCGGCCGGATTCAAGGTGCGGTCGCAGATCATCTGGGCGAAGGATCGGCTGGTGCTCAGCCGCGGCGACTATCACTGGCAGCATGAACCTTGCTGGTATGCCGTGAAGAAAACCGGCAAGGGCCATTGGGCGGGCGACCGCAAGCAGACAACGCTGTGGCATATCTCCGGCAAGGACCAGGACGCGGCCACCGTGCACGGCACCCAGAAGCCGGTCGAATGCATGCGGCGTCCGATCCTGAACAACTCCAGCCCCGGCCAGCCGGTGTTTGAACCGTTCATGGGATCGGGCACCACGCTGATCGCGGCGGAAACCACAGGCCGGGTCTGCTTCGGGATCGAATTGAACCCGGTTTACGTCGATGTCGCAATCGAGCGCTGGCAGCAATTCACCGGCGCCAATGCAGTCCTCGCCGGGACGGGCGAAACCTTCGCCGAACTGAAAGCGAAGAGGCTGGCGGAATGAATGCGCCCTTGCTGCCGGGTCGGATCGAGCACTGGCCACTCGCCCGTCTGAAGCCCTACGCCCGCAATGCCAAGACCCACGATGCCGATCAGGTCGCCAAGATCGCCGCCAGCATGGCTGAGTTCGGCTGGACCGTCCCGGTGTTGGTTGCCGCCGATGGCGAGCTGATTGCTGGCCATGGCCGTATCCTGGCGGCGGCCCATCTTGGGCTGACGGAGGCCCCGGTCATTATTCTGGGCCATCTGACCGAAGCGCAGCGCCGGGCTTACCGGATCGCCGACAATAAATTGACGGAGCTGGGTGGCTGGGACGACGGCCTGCTCTTGCAGGAATTGCAGGCGCTGCTGGCGGAGGATTTCGACCTCGGGTTGATCGGGATCCCCGAAGATGAACTGGACGCCTTGCTGGCAGACGCCGACGACCGACCGGAGATTTCCGACGACGCGACGGATGCCATTCCAGACCCGCCGACCGATCCGATCACCCGCCCCGGCGACATCTGGGCGCTGGGCAGGCACCGGCTCTGCTGTGGCGATGAGACAGACCCCACCGCTGTCGCCAAGCTGATGCAGAACGAGACGGCGACGCTGATGTTCACCTCGCCACCCTATGCCCAACAGCGCGACTACGGCGCGGCGAAGGAGAAGGTCGGCGATTGGGATGCGCTGATGCAAGGCGTGTTCGCCGCCGCCCCGGTCACCGCCGACGCGCAGGTCTTGGTCAACCTCGGCCTCGTGCACCGCGACAGCGAATGGCAGCCCTATTGGGAAGGATGGGTGGAATGGATGCGCACCTCTGGCTGGCGGCGGTTTGGTTGGTATGTCTGGGATCAGGGCCCGGGCCTGCCGGGCGACTGGAACGGCCGCCTGGCCCCGTCGCACGAGTTCATTTTCCACTTCAACCGCAGCCCTCGCAAGCCGCACAAGACCGTCCCGTCCAAACACGCTGGCGAAACCCTCGGCGGCGGTGGGTTGCGCGGGGCCGACGGCACCGTCCACGCCAAAACGGGCACCGGCAACGCGATCCAAAGCCACCGCATCCCGGATTCTGTGTTCCGGATCATGCGCCACAAAGGCGGGCTCGGGGCCGCCGGATCGCATCCAGCCGTGTTCCCGGTGGCACTGGTCGAGGCGGTGCTGACGGCGTTCAGCGATCCCGACGACCTGATCTATGAGCCATTCTGCGGCTCCGGCACCCAGCTGGTCGCCGCGGAACGCGCGGGGCGGCGCTGCTTCGCGATTGAATTGGACCCGGTCTATTGCGACGTTGCCGTGCGGCGATGGGAGATGGCGACGGGGCGGACAGCCAGTCGCATCGCCTTGAAGGGAAAAGACCAGAAGCCTGCGCGCCGGGCAAGGAAGCATGCATGACGCAGTCGCATCGCATGTCGCTGATCGAGGCCATCGCCAACGTCGCGGTGGGATATGCGCTGGCCGTCGCCACGCAGATCGTGGTGTTCCCATGGTTCGGCCTGCACCCAAGCCTCGGCGAGAACTTGGGACTAGGCGCCCTGTTCACCGCGATCTCGCTCCTGCGCAGCTAATCACTGCGCAGGCTATTTGAACGCTTGCGGTAACACTCGGGATCAGCCCGCGTCGAGTTTGTACACGGTGCCGCGCCCGTCGATCTTTCCCGACGTGACGGGCAGGCCCAGCTTCTTCTTGAGCCCGCCCGAAATCAGGCCACGCGCGCTATGGGCCTGCCATCCGGTCGCCTCGACGATCTCTGCGATTGATGCACCCTCAGGCCGCTGAAGGAGCGCGATGATCTGCGCCTGCTTGGTGCCGGTGCGGATGGCGACGGGTTTCGGGGCTTCGGGCACCCCACTTTCGGCGGGCTCGGCATCCGTTTGCGGCTGCGCCTTGCGCGGCCCGGTGACAGCCTTGGCGACCACGGGCTCGATCCCGATGGCCTCGAGCCCAGCCTCTGTCGCGATCAGTGTGGTGCCGTGGCCATCGCCGGTCTCGCGCCAGAGCGGCTCGCCCTTGCGGAGATCTGCATCGACCTCCTCGAGCCAGCCATTGGAGATCATGCGGGTGACCGCCATCTTCGCGGCGGCGCCATGCAGCCCTTCGGGCAGCGGCATGGCCAGATTGCCGGGGCGGGTTGCAGCGCGGCTGAGGGTGATTGACTGGGTGTCGGTGAGTTTGGGCATCGGGCGTCTCCTGTCTCGGGCCGCGATCATGGCGAGCCTTCCTACGACCCCAGCCGCGCGATGCGCGCGGCAGGAGCCCGAGGGCGCTGGTGGTCAGCGGGCGTGTTCGCCCTCGCCGAAGGCGCTGTCGGTGATGCGCTTGAGCAGCCCGGCGTGGTGCTCGAGGGTGCCGACCATGGCCCAGCCGACCTCTTCGGGATGGCAGTTGAAATGGTCGTCGCTGAGCGTCTGCAGGCGGGCGAGCATCTCGTCGATCTCGGCCTTCTTGGCGATGAAGGCGTTCAGGGCGGCTTCGCGGTTGCGCCGGGCCTTCTCGGCGCGCAGCTGGTGGCGGGGTGTGGTGGTCGGGTTGAGGCGTGTCATGGCGTGGCTCCGTTGGGTGAGTTGCATCGTTTTCATGTCATCACAATCGCTCTGCTGCGGCGATTGTCGTAGGCAATTCCAAGCAATATCAGTGCTTTCTGATTACACTGGGGACCTCAAATCAGCTGCAGGTCGGCCAGCACAGTGCTGGCAGCGGCCAGCTGCGTGGTCGGCAATTCGATCTTGATGTGCGAGATCACATCGGAGGCCTCGGCGGTGATCCCGTCCTCGCGCAGCGCGGCCTCGATGGCTGCGGCGACGGCGTCGGGGCGCGAGCGGTCGAACTGGTCAGGCAGCGCGTCGTGATCGATGCGGATTGTGGTGATGGCGGTCATGGTCTGGTCTCCGATCCGGGATGATTTCCTGATCCGAGACTCGCTCTGCCGCGAAGTGCAATCAACTGAATAAGATCACTATTTCCATTTATTTCCAATACTTTGAGGCCAGTCCCATCGCCATGGAAGGTATGTCCGAGCGCGAATATTCCGCCCATTCCGGCCTGTCGCGCGGGGCCATACAGAAAGCGCGCCGGGCCAGTCGGCTGGTGGTTTACAGTGACGGGTCGATCAATGCGGCCGCGTCCGATACGCGCCGGGCGGACATGACGGATCCCGACCAGCAGCGGCGCAGCACCAGCGGCGATAGCAGCTTTTCCGGACCGGTGGACAGCTCGTCCTACCTTAAGGCCCGCACCGCGCTGACGGTCTATCAGGCCCAGGAACGCCAACTGGCGATCCAGAAGAAGAAGGGCGCGCTGGTCGACCGCGCCCGGGCGGAGGCGCTGGTGTTCCGCCTGGCGCGCCAGGAGCGCGATGTTTGGGTTACCTGGCCGAGCAGAGTGGCGGCGTTGATGGCGGCCGAAGTGGCGGCAGAGGTGGAAAAGCAATCCGGGCAGCCGGTGATCATCGAGGCCGCGATCCTGCAAAGGGTGCTGGAAACCCATGTCAGAGCGCAACTCGACGCCCTTGCCGATCTCCGGGTCAGCCTCGGATAACGACAGCACGGCCAGCGATGATCTGACCGCAGACCTCGACCTCGGGTTTGACGGGGCCGAAGACATTCTGCGCAACTGGCGACGTGGAATGCGGCCTAATCCGGACCTGACGGTGTCGGAGTGGGCGGATGCGCACCGCAAACTGTCATCGCGGGCCAGCGCGGAACCTGGACAATACCGCACGTCGCGGACCCCATATCTGCGCGAAATCATGGATGCGCTGTCGCCGCGGCACCCGGCGCAGCGGATCAGCTTCATGAAAGCCGCACAGGTCGGGGCGACTGAAGCTGGCAACAACTGGATCGGGTTTGTCATCCATCACGCGCCGGGCCCGATGCTGGCGGTGTTGCCGACAGTCGAGATGGCCAAACGCACCTCACGCGGGCGGCTCGATCCACTGATCGCGGAAAGCCCAGCGCTGCGCGAACGTGTGAACCCAGCGCGCTCGCGCGACGCGGGCAACTCGATGCTGTCCAAGGAGTTTCCGGGCGGCATCCTTGTTCTGACCGGGGCGAACAGCGCGACCGGCCTTCGGTCGATGCCCGCGCGGTATATCTTCCTCGACGAGGTGGATGCCTATCCGGCCTCGGCCGATGAGGAAGGCGATCCGGTCACGCTGGCCGAAGCGCGGACGACGACCTTTTCGCATCGTCGTAAGGTGTTCATGGTCTCGACCCCAACGATCCGGGGCATCAGCCGGATCGAGCGTGAGTTCGAGGCATCAGACCAGCGGCGCTACTTCGTGCCCTGTCCACACTGCGGGGCGATGCAATGGCTGCAGTTTGAACGCCTGCGCTGGGACAAAGGTCAGCCTGATACAGCAGCCTATCACTGCGAGGGCTGTGAGAAGCCCATCGCAGAGCATCACAAGACGCAGATGCTGGAGCGGGGCGAATGGCGCGCGACGGCTGTGTCTGCCGATCCCCATTCCATCGGCTTCCACATCTCTGCGCTCTATTCTCCGCTGGGCTGGAAAAGCTGGCAACAGATCGCGCGCGAGTGGCTCGCAGCCCAAGGCTCCGACGAGATGCTGCGCGCCGCGCGCAACACACTGCTGGGCGAGACATGGGTCGAGTCTGGCGACGCGCCGGAATGGCAGCGGCTGGCCGAACGGCGCGAAGCCTATGGTGGGGCGCAGATTCCCGTCGGTGGCCTGTTCCTGACGGCTGGTGTCGATGTCCAAAAGGACCGGATCGAAGTCGATGTCTGGGCTTGGGGCCGGGACAGGACAAGCTGGCTGGTCGATCACATCGTCATCTCCGGTGGTCCGGAAGATCCCGCGTGCTGGGACAAACTGACCGCCCTGCTGGGTCGGACGTGGGCTTGCACCAATGGTGCTGTGATGGTGATCGGCAAACTGGCCATCGACACCGGGTATGAAGCTCCAGCCGTTTACGCTTGGGCGCGGAAACAGGGCTTCGATCAGGTGGCCACGATCAAGGGCCTCGAAGGCTTCAACCGCGCCACGCCAGTGTCAGGCCCGACCTTCGTCGACGCCACCACCATCGGCGGCAAACGTCTGCGCCGCGGTGCGCGGTTGTGGACGGTGGCCACAGCCACCTTCAAAACTGAGACCTATCGCTTCCTACGGTTAGAACGGCCCTCGGACGAAGATCGGGCGCTGGGCGTGCTGGATGCGCCCGGCACCGTCCATCTGCCCAACTGGATTGACACTGAATGGCTGAAACAGCTGGTGGCCGAACAACTGGTCACCGTGCGCAACAAGCGCGGTTACATCCCGCCGAGGAATTCGCTGCGGCGAAAGACGATCTCGTCGATCTCACCCGCCGTGGTGACCGCAAGGTCTGTCACCATATGCGGCAGCAGGCGGGCGGCCTCGGCGTTGAAGTAATGGGTGATGGTCATGGGCGTGTCTCCGATCCGGGGTGATTTCCTGATCGAAGAGTCGCTCAACAGGCGAGTGTAATCAACTGGATAAGACCCATATTCTAGTTTAATTCCAATATCTTGAGGTCACGGCCAATTGCCATGGAGGGGATGAGAGAGCGCGAGTATTCCGCCCATTCCAGTCTCTCACGCGGGGCCATTCAGAAGGCGCGCAAAGCCAGGAGGCTGGTAGTTTACGGCGAAGGCTCCATCAACGCGGCCGCGTCCGATGTGCGACGCGCCGAGATGATCGATCCAGACCAGCAACGGCGCAGCACCGGTAGCGACGCCGGGTTCAGCGGTCCAGGCTGACAACTCGTCCTATCTGAAGGCCCTTACCGCGCTGACCGTCTACCAAGCGCAGGAACGTCAGCTGGCGATCCAGCAGAAGAAAGGCACGCTGGTTGATCGGGCGTGCGCCGAGACATTGGTTTTTTGCCTGGCGCGGCAAGAGCGCGACGTCTGGGTGACCTTGTAAACGCCATTCAGAAATGTCACTGGCTGCGCAAACCAGAAATGTCATCAAAGGCGCTGACGGTAGCAAGGCTTAGCAGCCCGGAGACTTCATATATCGTAGGGTTGGTAAGCCTTGCGGATTGATCAGATGGGTCGCTTTGGTTAGCGTCTGTTCATGGATCCGACCCTCAAACTTCACGCCGATGTCGATGTCATGGAGCACTCGCCACTTTTGCGCGGGATGGTTTTGACGCTGCGCTATGCCGATGAACATGGCGGGATCGGCAGATGTTCCGACAGTGACATGGCCCTAGCTGTGGTTCCGGTCATGACAAACCCTTATTCCTTGAGGTCTACTGTTCACTTCGTCCAAACTCTTCGGGAATAGCTTGTCCGCTTCGGGGGTCTTGATCGACGGCGGGATCATGACCTTGTCACCCGGCGTCCAGTCCGCAGGCGTGGCAATATGCTTTGCGTCACCCGTGTAAAGCGCGTCGATTACCCGCAGGATTTCATCTAGATTGCGCCCCACATCTAACGGATAGGCCAAAGACAGACGGATATTCTTCTCCGGGTCGATGATGAAGACCGACCGCATCGCCGCCGTCGAGCTTTCGTGTACGTAGATCATGTCATAAAGCCGCGCCACCGTGGCTGTCCGGGTCGCTGACAATCGGGAATTTGACAGTCTTAACGTTCGTCAAGACTACCAAATATGCAGCTTCGGGCCGGCTAGGTCTTGTTCGGGGTTGAGTTGCGAATGGGTTATTGTGTGGATGTGCGGACGCTGCCTGCGATGCTGAGCGCGGCAAAGATGACGGCGGCAACACAGACAATGGACGGTCCTGCTGGCGTGTCAAATATGTAGGCGGCCCGCAGCCCGACCAAAGCCGAGACAGAACCGATGCCTGCCGCCACCAAAGCCATGCTTTCTGGCGTGCGGCTCAGGGGTCTGGCGGCGGCGGCGGGGATGATCAGCATCGCGGCGATCAGCAACACACCCACGACCTTGATCGCAACGGCTACCGTTATAGCCAAAGCAAGGGTCAGGACCAGTTGCTCGCGCTTGGGATCGATCCCGCTGGCATAGGCGAGGTCCTCGTTCAGCGTCGCGGTCAGAAGTGCCGACCAGCGCCAACCGATGAGCACCACAACAAGGGCCGCCCCGCCCCAGATCACCGCCAGGTCCATGCGCGACACGGCAAGTATGTCGCCAAAGAGATAAGCCATCAGATCGATCCGGATACCGGACAGGAACGACACCGCCACCAGCCCGAAGGCCAATGCGGAATGGGCGAGAACCCCCAGCAGCGTGTCCATCGCATAGCCCCGCCCCGTGAGCAGGTTCACTGTCAGCGCCATCAGAAGCGCAATCACCATGGCCCCGGCAAAGACCGAGATCGACAGGGCCAGCGACAGGGCAACGCCTAGGATCGCGGCATGGGCCGTC